ATTTGGGCTGACAAGTGGAGCTGTTCAGGAGAAACGAAAGGTGGACACGTTCATCTTCAACACAAGAAATTTATCGTGACAAGCAACTTCACGATCGAAGACTTATTCGGAGATAATCAACAGATAATGTTAGCCATCAAGAGAAGGTTCCACGTTACAAGATTTGGTAATCATGTTTTCAATCCTGTTCCACGTCCGTTGGATCCCGTGGAACGTGGATTGCTACCAGATGACGTCAGTGACGTCACTGATCCTAATTTTATGGCGGGAATAGAAGACATATGGGATAGAGACATTGAAGAAACGTTAAACGAAATGGGGGCATTTTAGTTTATAGTTCTACGTTACGGTAAAGTGTTTTAATATAACCTTCGGCCCGGTGTGTCGTAGTGGAAGCAACAGCAGGGGATCGGAAATCATCATCAAACCAAAACATAACAAAAACATTATTTGAATATGCGACATTATCAGTAGAATCGTCATACTGTATGTATTTTCGATACTTAACAAATGTCTTAATAAACGCTTGGGCGTTTAAATTAGACTGAACTGATGTCGCACCAGCCTCTAATAGAGGACCCATCTTAAGTGTTTTAGCATATATAACCTTATATTGCTTATTAAGAGGATAAGACCGATTCTCCCAACCAGCACGGTCGGAACTCATATTGATAAAATTATCAGCATGAGAGGTACCACCTAATAGTTCAACAGCAGAAGGAAGAACATAGGGACCTGTCTGAACGACAATCGCAAACCTTAAAAACGTAGGACGATCACAACCAGCTACAGGCATAAATTGAAATTGAATTTCAAAACCCTTAAGCATAATATTATTATGAACACGGGAACCACTAGGGATATCCGTTAAACAGTGCGTTTCCAACGCAGCACCTGGCTTATTAGGAACAGTATATGTATACCTATAAAAACGTCCTGGGTTTACTCTAATATTAGGAATTGACTTCTTCGCGAAATTCCAACGAGAAAACTTAGATAAAGCACGACTGCGTCGTGTAAGTCGTCTACGACGACGTGGCATGCGCGCACGCGCGCGCAATGTAGTTCGTGCACGTTTCGTTGCGACATTCGACGCAAGCGAACGCTTTCTCTTTCGGTACATTTCAATCGAGTCTTGCGCTAACGCACCGGGCCAAAAAGTTCCGTATCGTAATCCGTGACGCAATAGTTTACGCACGAATGGGCGATAAAACATTTTATGGCGGGAAAGTGGGACAAATAAAAAAACTCTACGTAGGGTCTACGTGGGAATTAAGTGGGACATGGGACAAATTGCCGGGTAATACTAGACCGGCAATTTTGTCCCGTCTGTACGTCGCCGTTAGTTACGTACAATACTCCTCCAACCCAACCCACCATAATGGCGCGACCCTAACTGGTCGGGGCATACATACGTACCCTAACTGATCGGGGCATACATACGTACCCTAACTGATCGGGGCATACATACGTACCCTAACTGATCGGGGCATACATACGTACCCTAACTGATCGGGTCAATCGTATCAAAGTTATACATACGTAGGAATTGGTACAAGAAACGAGAAACATGTTGACACAGAATTCTGTGTCAACAATTCAGATCGAAACAAAAAGATAAAACAAGCTCATAATTTTCAAGATGCAAGGAAAACGTTGGTGTTTTACTCTCAACAACTATAACGATGCGGACATCCAAGCGTTCCACAACGCCGCCGATCGTAATTATCTTATCATCGGAAAGGAAGTCGGAGAACAAGGAACCCCACATCTACAGGGATATATTACATTCTACCGTAATAAACGTCTAGGAGCGGTAAGAGATATCCACGGTCGTGCACATTGGGAGATAGCACGTGGAAGTACTGATCAGAACATCGCATACTGCAGCAAGGAAGGTGACTTCCACGAAATCGGCGAACGTCCACGTGTAGGCAGTCGTGGTAAGTTCGTCGACGCCGTGAACATGATTGTGGCGGGAGAGCCCATCAAGGAAGTCGCAACAGAGAACCCAGAGGCTTACGCTCGTGGAGGCCGAGGACTCCGTGAGCTCCAGTATATTTTATCGAATCCGTATGAACATACGGGTGTACGTGGTGAATGGTACGTAGGACCTCCTGGTACTGGCAAGAGTCACAAGGCGCGCACGGAGAATCCGAACGCTTACATCAAGGCTCAGAACAAGTGGTGGGATGGATACAACGGAGAAGAAGTCGTGATCCTTGAAGACATGGATGACGCATGTTTGAAACACTACCTCAAGATTTGGGCTGACAAGTGGAGCTGTTCAGGAGAAACGAAAGGTGGACACGTTCATCTTCAACACAAGAAATTTATCGTGACAAGCAACTTCACGATCGAAGACTTATTCGGAGATAATCAAC